CTTTGAAATTATGATACAAATTTTAGAACTATTTGGTGGTATTGGTGCGCCGAGAAAAGCATTAATAAATTTAGGAATTCCGCACAAATCAATTGATTATGTTGAATGGAATGAAAAAGCAGTACGAAGTTATAACGCTATGTTTGAAAAAGAAATAAAATATCAACCACAATCTGTTGTTGGATGGAATTTGAAGCCAGATATTTTAGTGCATGGTAGCCCTTGTCAAGATTTTTCTATTGGTGGTAAGCAATATGGCGGTAATGTTGAAGATGGAACAAGAAGTAGCCTGATGTTTGAGACACTTAAAATTATAGAAAACTTTGGTATATGGAAACCTCGAGTAGTAATTTGGGAGAATGTTCCGAATGTATTTTCAAAAAAACTAGTTGGAGCGTTTCAAAAATACTTAAGTGATATGGAAAAGCTAGGATATTTCACAACATATAAAATCTTAAATGCAATGGATTTTGGTATTCCTCAAAAACGAAAAAGAGTATTTGCTATTAGTAAATTAGATGGTGAACCATTCAACTTTGATCTACTTAAACACAGACCACTAAAACCACTGGGAAATTTTCTGGAAGTCACCACTGATCAAAAATATTTGGTGACACAGCCTAGTATGTTATCAAAGATTAGAAGTAAAAATAGCTTAGCAAATGGTTTTAGTGGCAGATTAGAAGTCGTAAACGATTTTGTTTATACGATTACCACGAGACAAGATCGGTGTCCCAATAGCGGTTTGATTGAATATGAGAAGAACAAATATAGGATTCTAACTGAAAAAGAGTGTTGGCGGTTAATGGGGTTTGATGATGATGATTTTAACAACGCTAAAAAAGCAAACCCTGGAAAAAACGAAAAGTACAAAAATACAACACTTTATCATCAAGCAGGAAACAGTATCGTAGTCCCTGTTTTAGAAGCGATTTTTGAATGTTTATTACCAGAAAGTGATAAGCGCTGCAATTGACTACGAGTTGAAATTACCCACAAGTAACTACCAAAAAGGATGGCTTGACTGTTTAGGTTTCATCCTTAAACAATAAAAGAAAGGAAGCGGAAAGATGGAACAGCCAGAAAAAAACATCAAATTAGCCTATGATGGTGAAATCCATCTTGCAGTTGGTGCTTCAAAAACCGAGAAAAAATGGAAAAATCGGCAGATGTCTTGGTCGGATTTTATCCAACGATTGAAAACGCCGACAGTGACACAAGAGACTGTCGAGGACTACAAAAAAATGCCGAAATCGAAACAAGGCGAGGTCAAAGACGTTGGCGCGTTTATTGGTGGTTGGTTAAAAGAAGGACGACGGAAAAGAGGAAATACGCAACAGCGTAGCCTTGTTACGTTAGATGCCGACAGCACGACGTTAGACTTTTGGGACGATGTACAGCTGTTATTTGATCATGCTGCAGCTGTCTACACGACACACAGCCATTTAGTGAAAGGTCCGCGCTATCGGTTGATTATTCCGTTAAGTCGCCCAGTAACCGCCGAAGAGTATGAGCCCCTAGCGAGAAAGCTTGCGGAGTTTTTCGGCATGGATAACTTTGACGATACGACTTATCAGGCAGAACGTTTGATGTATTGGCCCAGTCATTCGATAGACGGGGAATATTTCACCGATAACATCGATTTACCTTGGGTAGATCCTGACGAGATTTTAAGCCAATACGAAGACTGGCGGGACTCTAGTTTCTGGCCTGAAAGTTCTCGGGGGCATTCAATCCGGGAAAACCAAGCGAAAAAAGCGGGGGACCCGTTAGAGAAAAAGGGAATTGTTGGGGCGTTTTGTCGTTCGTACGACATTATTTCGGCAATTGAAACCTTTTTACCAGAAGTATATGGACCGACAGGTCACGATGACCGTTGGACGTTCTTAGGAGGCTCAACTAGTGGTGGGCTAGTGATTTATGATGATAAGTTCGCTTATTCCCACCATGGTACGGACCCTGTAGGCGATCAACTGGTTAATGCGTTTGACCTTGTCCGCATTCATTTGTTTGGCGATTTAGACGACGACGTCAAACCGACGACGCGGATTGATCGTTACCCGTCATTTAAAGCGATGCGAGAGTTCGCAATGGAAGACAAGCAAGTTAAGACCTTGATTCAAAGCGAACGTTTGTCACAAGCGTTAGAAGACTTTGACGGCGAGCTAGACGAATTGGAAGAGGACGACAAAGACTGGTTTACAAAATTGGACCTTGAAATTGACGAATACGGTCAGATTATGGCCTCCGCAAAAAATTTAGAGGTTATTATGCTGAACGACCCTAACCTTAAAAAGAAAATCTTTATGAACAGCTTCTCTAATCGTATTGAGGTTAAGGGTAACCTGCCATGGCGGAAATTAGACCAAGACAAGATGTGGAAGGACAGCGACGATGCAGGGTTACGGGTCTACGTCGAAAAAATTTACGGCATTGTTAGCCGCGGTAAAATTGATGACGCATTAGTCCAAGAGATCGAAAGAAACTCTTATGACCCCGTAAAAGAATACCTTGAGAGTTTACACTGGGACGGTGTGCCTCGCGTAGAAACCTTGCTGATTGACTACTTAGGTGCAGAAGATACGCCGTTTAATCGTGTTGTCACTAAGAAGTTCTTAACTGCTGCAGTGGGGCGTATTTTTGTACCAGGAATTAAGTTTGACTACATGCTAGTAACGAGTGGTCCACAAGGGATAGGAAAAACGCTATTGCCTGCAAAATTGGCAGGAGATTGGTTTTCTAACAGCTTAGAAGGTGTGACGGGGAAAGATTCCTACGAAGCGTTGCAAGGCGTTTGGATTATGGAAATGGGCGAATTGTCAGCTACGAAAAAAGCCGACATTGAAGCCACCAAGCATTTTATTAGTAAACAAGAAGACATTTTCCGTGTGGCCTATGGCCGTCATAAGTCCTATTTTAAACGCCGTTGTGTCTTTTGGGGAACAACGAACGATAACGAGTTTTTGAGAGATAAAACAGGGAATCGGCGTTTTTGGCCTGTAGATGTGGGCATCCAACCGATCAAAAACAAAGTGTGGGAAATGACTGACGAAACGCGCGATCAGATATGGGCGGAAGCCGTTGAGTTGTGGCAAGCAGGAGAACCCTTGTATTTAACAGATGAACAAGAAAAACTAGCATTAGAAGCCCAAGAAATGCACACGGAAACCTCTAGCATGGAAGGCGAAATCTTTGAATATTTAGAAATTCCAATAACGGAAGATTGGTACAAACGAAGTAAGCAAGAAAGACGAGAGTATATTCAGGGGTGGGGCACCGATATTCAGGAAGAAGGCGATATTGTTAGGAACAAAGTGTGTATTGCAGAGGTTTGGAATGAATTGTACAACGGAGATTCCAAGAATATCCATCCAGCGAAAGCCGCAGAGATTCGGCAGATATTAAACCATCTACCTGAATGGGAGAAAAATATAAAAGGAAACAAAGGGCGTCTAAGATTTGGCCCAGGATATGGGGTACAAGTAGCATATTTACGTGTTACATCCTAAAACAAAAAAGTAGTAATGATGCGGGTTTAGGTGTAACATCAAAAAAAGCGGAAAGTGTTACACCTAAAATGTTAGCTGTAACACCTGTAACACCTATTTTGTCGCAGGTGTTACAGGGAGTGTTACGCCTATAAACCTTGAGAGAGTAAGAATAAATTAATGTTGTAACACTTGTAACACCTATTTCTATCCATATATAGAAATAGTAAATATACATATATAGGACGTATATGTATATATGTAAAATGGGGTGTTTAGCCTATTCGCGCGCGCGAGTGCCACAAGTGTGACAGACAAGGAGGCAAGATATGCAAAATGAAAATGACATTGAAAAGTATCTGGTTAGGCAGATAAAAAGCATAGGGGCACTATGTTATAAATTTACCTCTCCGGGAACTAGGGGCGTTCCAGATAGAATTATTGTATATCGTGGTAATGTATTTTTTGCAGAACTCAAAAGACCTGGAGGTAAACCAAGAAAAGATCAGTTGAAAGTTATGGAAAAGTTTAACGATCAAATGATGCCTATTTTTGTCATTGATTCTAAAGAGAAAGTGGATAAATTTACAAGAATAGTTTTAAAAGGATATGTCAGATAAAAGGAGTGATCTAAAACATGAAAGCAATCCTACATCCTTACCAAGAATACTCTAAGAATTTTATTCTTGATCATCCCTACTGTGCTTTACTTTTAGACATGGGACTGGGGAAAACTTTATCCAGTTTGAGCGCTATTGACGAGCTGTTACACACGTTTGAAATCATCGAGAATGTGTTAGTAATCGCCCCTTTATCAGTTGCAGAAAAGACATGGACCGATGAAATTGAAAAATGGGACCATCTACAGCACCTCACTTTTTCAAAAGTGTTAGGAAACCCAAAGCAACGTGAAGAAGCTTTATTCAAAAAGGCGGATGTCTATTTAATCAATCGTGAAAATGTGGAGTGGCTAGTCAATTATTATCAGCGAAACTGGCCCTTTAAAACCGTGATTATAGACGAGCTATCCAGTTTTAAGTCAAGTAGTGCCAAACGATTTAAAGCATTACGAAAAGTACGCCCGAAGATGGAACGCGTTATCGGACTAACAGGGACACCTTCCCCTAACAGCCTTTTAGATTTATGGCCGCAAATGTATTTATTGGATCAGGGCGAACGGCTGGGCAAAACAATCACCCAGTATCGAAATAAATATTTTGTACCCGCACAAAAAAACGGGCATATCGTGTACTCTTGGCAATTAATCCCAGGAGCAGAAGAAGCGATTTACAACAAAATAAGCGATATATGCGTGAGTATGAAAGCAAAAGATTATTTGCGACTCCCACCGAGAACGGAAAATATTATCGAGCTAGACTTGAACCCGACAAGCTGGAAACAGTACAAAGAGCTAGAACGGGAATACGTGTTAGAACTCGAAGGAACAGACGTTGTAGCTAGTAATGCGGCTACACTATCAAACAAGCTTTTACAGCTGTCTAACGGCGCTGTATACGACGAAAACGGTGACGGAAGGGAAATACACCAAGAAAAGTTAAATGCGCTAGAACGCGTTATAGAGGACGCACAAGGGCAATCGGTTTTAGTCTTTTATCAATACCAACATGACTTAGAAAGAATCCAAGCACGATTTAAACAAGCAAAGGCTTTAAATGTGTCTGATGGGGATATTGAGAAATGGAACGAGGGAAAAATTCCTTTACTTTTAGCCCATCCACAATCAGCAGGGCACGGCCTAAATTTACAAAAAGGCGGGCACATCATCGTATGGTTTGGGCTTACATGGTCTTTGGAGTTTTATCAACAAGCCAATGCCAGATTAGACCGTCAAGGACAAACACAGCCTGTTATTATTCATCACTTAGTGACGAAAGGTACTATTGACGAACAAGTAATCAAAGCTTTACAAGCAAAAGAACAAGGACAATCAGCGCTAATGGCTGCAGTGAAAGCCAAAATCGAGGAGTACAGGAGGTAACAGCTTTGTATGAATGGTTAAATAGTTATCAAAAGTTAGAACAAGAAATCTATTACCTTGATTGGGAATTAGAGACGTACAAAAGTGAGTTAGAGCGATGGTGCGATCCTGAGGACTTAGGAAGATATACGTTGACTAAGGATTCTAAAGCATCAAAGTTGGAAGATATTATCGAAGACCATGAAAAACGTTTAGCGTGGAAAATGAATTCAATCTACGATTTACGAAAGCTAGTTTATAGCTTCAAAGGACTAGATCAACACATTTTAAGAATGAAATATTTTGAAGGTCTGACACTGAAAGAAATCGCAAAAGAATTGAACCATGGGTATGATTATATCAGAAAAAGACATGCCTCTATTATCAATGAATCAAAAAGAGGGCACAAAAAAGGCACAACATCTCTTGATAAATCGTGATATACTGATATCAGTAAAATTATGCAGAAAAGGCACCTTCCGTTTTTGGAAGGTGTCTATTTTTTATACAGAAAGAAGGTGAGGTCATGGCGAAGTACACAGAGTGGCTAACCGAGGAAGGGTTAATCAAAATCGAAGGATGGGCACGAGATGGCCTCATCGATAAGCAGATAGCTGAAAACATTGGTGTAGCTTATTCAACTTTTAGAGAATGGGTAAAAAAATTTCCGGCACTTTCGGCAGCCTTAAAAAAAGGCAAAGAAGTTGTCGATCGCCAAGTGGAGAATGCTTTATTTAAGAGTGCAGTGGGTTACGAATATACCGAAGTTACAAAAGAGCGAATGGCTGATAACGGCCAAAAGAAACGACATAACGGTGAATCGGCTTTGACAGAAGAAGAGTGGGAAACAGCACTTGCTTATTTTAATTACAGCTGTGCGTATTGCGGTGATTCAGATGAAATAACCAAAGATCATCTTGACCCATTAAAAAAAGGAGGAGAGTTGACTTTTTCGAATGTAGTTCCTGCATGTCGTTCTTGCAATTCAAGTAAAAAGGATCATCAGTGGTTATCGTGGTATCAGAACCAGAATTTTTATGATAAATACAAAGCAAATAAAATCACTGACTATATATCGTTTGTGTTAAGTTTACCAAAAAAAGAAGATAGAACAGAGCTAGTTGTTACAAAAGAAGTAACAAAACAAGTAGCTCCTAATCCAACTGCAGCTATTTTCTGGTTGAAAAATAGAAAGCCGGACGAATGGCGAGATCGAAAAGAAACTGAAGTTTCAGGCGTGCTTAATATCTCCGATGCAGCTGTCGAAATCGAGCAATTTTTCGAGGGTGATTCTGCATGAGCCCTAAAAAGCGAAAATATTTAAACCTAATCAAAACGAACCCGGTAATTTTCGGAAATTTAGTTGGGTTTACCGACTTAGCAGAACTGCACAATGATTGGTTAAAGTCTTTTTTGTTCGAGAAAGACGATCAAACACTATTGGCTCATCGTGGCTCATTTAAAACAACTACATTGGCGATTGCTATTGCATTGTTGATGATTCTTTTTCCCAATAAAAATATTATCTTCTTACGTAAGACCGATACAGACGTCGTAGAGATTATTTTACAAGTGGCTAAGGTTTTATCAAGCAAATACTTTAAAACGCTTGTATTTGCATTATATGGCGTTGAATTAGTGCTTTTGAAAGAAACCACAACAGAGATAGATACCAACTTAAAAACATCTAGTCGAGGTACATCTCAGCTTCTTGGTATGGGTATTTATGCTTCTCTAACTGGGAAACATGCGGATATCGTTATCACCGACGATATCGTCAACATTAAAGACCGTGTGAGCCGTGCGGAACGAGAGAAAACAAAGCTGCAGTATCAAGAATTGCAGAACGTTAAAAATCGTGGAGGACGTTTCATAAATACAGGGACGCCTTGGCACAAGGAAGATGCAATTTCTAAAATGCCTAACGTCAAGAAATTCGATTGTTACGAAACAGGATTAATTGACAAAGAACAACGTAAAGCGTTACAGCAGTCTATGACACCGTCGCTCTTTGCAGCGAACTACGAGTTAAAACACATCGCTGATAGTGAATCGCTATTTACTGCACCGACCTATATCGATAACACTAACCTTATTTATAACGGTGTAGCACACATCGACGCGGCATACGGAGGTGGTGATAGCACAGCATTTACCATTTTTAAAGAGCAAAAGGACGGAACCATTATCGGGTTTGGCAAGAAATGGCAGAAACACGTTGATGATTGCTTACCTGAAATATTGCAACTACATCAATACTACCAAGCTGGAACATTTTACACTGAAACGAACGGCGATAAAGGTTATTTAGCTAAACACCTAATCGAACGAAGTCAATACGTGCAAAAGTATCATGAAAAAACAAATAAGTTTATCAAGATATCTTCTTATTTGCGGAAGTATTGGAGCCGAATAATTTGGCTTGAAGACACAGACAAAGAATATATAGCCGAGATACTAGACTATACAGAGAACGCAGAACACGACGACGCACCAGACAGTGCAGCTAGTCTGCTTAGAGAAATTAAGAACACAAATAAATGGCTATACTAGAAAGGAGGCTGTAAATGGAAGCTTTACTTAGTGAAGACGTGAAGATTATCGCCAGTGCTTTAAAGGCGGCGATTGACAAAGATCGAAAATCTACCTCAAAAAGAGAGGCAGAGACAGGTATTCGGTACTATAACCATGAAAATGATATCATGAACAATCGTATCTTTTACGTAGACGATGAGGGGGTACTGCGAGAAGACAAATACGCCTCGAACGTACGAATCCCGCACGGCTTTTTCCCAGAAATTGTTGACCAAAAAACTCAATACCTTTTATCTAATCCTGTTGAATACGAAACAGAAAACGAAGAACTTAAAGAGTATTTAGCAGAGTATTACAATTCTGAATTTCAAGTAGTGCTACAAGAGCTTGTGGAAGGTTCAAGCCAAAAAGGTTTTGAGTATGTTTATGCAAGAACCAATGCAGAAGATCGATTGTGTTTTCAAGTGGCTGATAGTTTAAACGTGTTTGGTGTATACAACGAATACAATGAATTACAACGTATTTGCCGTCATTATATCACTGAAATCGAGAAAGACGGCGAGACAGTCGATATCCATCACGCGGAAGTGTGGACTGACCAGAACGTTTATTTTTTCGTAGCTGAGGATAACAAAGACTATGAATTAGATGAAGCTGAACCAATTAATCCAAGGCCACATGTTTTAGCAGTTGATAGCGAGAATGAAAGCTTATTGCAACGAAGCTACGGACAAATACCTTTTTATCGGTTATCAAATAATAAACAGGAAACGACGGATTTAAAGCCTATTAAAGCACTGATAGATGATTACGACTTAATGAATTGTTTTTTATCAAACAATTTACAAGATTTTGCGGAAGCCATTTACGTTGTATCAGGTTTCCAAGGTGATGATCTTTCAAAATTAAGACAAAATGTTAAATCTAAAAAGGTTGTTGGTACTGGTTCAGATGGGGGATTAGATGTTAAAACAGTAACGATTCCAACAGAAGGGCGTAAAACCAAAATGGAGATTGATAAAGAAAATATCTATAAGTTTGGAATGGCCTTTGATTCAACTCAAGTAGGCGACGGGAATATCACCAACATAGTGATAAAAGCACGTTATACACTATTAAACATGAAAGCCAACAAAACTGAAGCCAGACTACGAGCTTTACTAGAATGGATGAATAAGCTTGTTATTGATGACATTAATCGTCGTTATACTAAAGCATTTGACCCAACAGAAGTTTCATTTACGTTTACTAGAGAAGTAATGGTGAATGAAACAGATATTGTTAACAATGAGAAAACCGAAGCAGAGACAAGAAAAATTATCCTTGAATCTATCTTGCAAGTAGCACCTCGCCTTGACGACGACAACGTTTTACGTCTTATCTGCGAACAGTTTGACCTTGATTGGGAAGACGTGAAAGAAGCCTTGGAAGAAGCAGAATATACTAAAGGTTTATCGGATAATACCGATGAAGAGGAAACGGCGGTGAACCCAGATGCCCCAACTCAACAAATGGCAGAAGGAGCTACAGGATCTACAGAAGGCCAATTACCAGAAAACGGATAATCAGCTATTTAATGTTTATCGTCAATCATTAATCGACATCAAAAAGCGACTAAAAGTTTATACAGAAAATGCAGAAAGTCTTTCTTTTTCCACCCGTTTGGAAGTAGAGAGACTTTTTAGTGTTGCTGATGAAATTAATGCCATTCTTCAGTTAAACTCACCGAAAGTTGAAAAAACTATCAAAGGTTATTCTGCAAAACAAGCTGAACAGGGATATTATGGACTGTGGTATACGCTAGAGCAGTCACAGAATATAGCACTAAATATGCCGTTAATTAACCATGATTATATTATGAATCTCGTCAATGCACCTGTAGCGGGTAAGAGGCTCTCAAAGCGTTTATACAAGTACCGTGATGAATTAGCCCAAAATGTGACTAACAATATCATAACGGGCTTATTCGAGGGTAAAAGTTATGCTGAAATAGCTAGATGGATTAATGAGCAAACAGAAGCTAGCTACAAACAAGCATTACGTATTGCAAGAACAGAAGCAGGACGTACTCAGTCTGTCACTACCCAAAAAGGATATGAAGAAGCAAAAGAGCTGGGCATCAATATTAAAAAGAAATGGCTTGCCACGATTGACAAACATACACGCCGAACCCACCAAGAGTTAGACGGTAAAGAGGTTGATGTAGACGAAGAGTTTACCATTAGAGGGCATTCGGCAAAAGGTCCGCGGATGTTTGGGATAGCATCAGAAGATGTGAATTGCCGATGTACAACAATTGAAGTCGTTGACGATATCAGTCCTGAACTTAGAAAAGATAATGAATCTAAAGAGATGTCAGAATTTAAAAGCTATGATGAGTGGTATGCAGATAGAATCAGACAAAATGAATCGAAACCAAAACCGAATTTTACTGAGCTGGACTTCTTCGGTCAATCTGATCTGCAAGATGATAGTGATAAATGGGTTGCTGGATTGAAGCCTGAACAAGTTAATGCTATGAAAGATTATACATCAGACGCATTTGCTAAAATGAATAAGATACTTCGAAATGAAAAATATAATCCAAGAGAAAAACCTTATCTTGTCAATATTATTCAAAATTTAGATGATGCTATTAGTAAATTTAAATTGAAACATGATATAATAACTTATAGAGGTGTATCTGCAAATGAATATGATGCTATTCTAAACGGAAATGTATTCAAAGAATTCAAGTCTACTAGTATCAACAAAAAAGTTGCCGAGGATTTTTTAAATTTTACCAGTGCAAATAAGGACGGTAGCGTAGTTAAATTCCTGATTCCTAAAGGAACGCAAGGCGCTTATATAGGAACGAACAGTTCAATGAAAAAGGAAAGTGAATTCCTACTGAACAGAAATTTGAAGTATACAGTGGAGATAGTCGATAATATATTGGAGGTGACAATTCTTGGGTAAGGTAGATGTGGATTATAGACGTAGCGCTTTAGAGATGACTGATAAGGAATTTGATGAGTTATATAAGCTGCTAGACACAGCGAAAACGCCTGATGAACGTGAGCGATTGAGACAGGAATATTATCAACAACATAAACTTAATCAGCCCACTTTGCTAGATAGGTGGCAAGCTGATGCGGATAATTATAACGAATAGTAGCACTCACCCATTAAGTGGCTGAGTGCTATTTTTGTACCTAAAGGAGGCCATAAGATGGAAGATCCTTACGACCATTTAGACGCAGACTACGAAGAATTTTTGAGAAAGGAAAAACCCGTGAAGAAAAAAGTTCAAACTATTAAAGATATTCAACGTAAAAAAGAGCGAGGGCAGACGAACGAAGAGTTTTACGAATGGGTATCAAGCCAAGAGCCTGATTTTGAACAGGCCACAATTGTTGTACAGCGGCCAAATGGAGAGGTCACTACTTATTACAGCCAAAATGGAAGTTTGCCGCTGCTAGGCATGCTAGATATAGCAAAACAACAAGTATTAGATGATATGAGGAGTTAAGACTTGCTTATTGATAAGTCTTTTTATTTTGTCCAGGAGCCATGACGTTAAAAGGGCACCGCTACCGAGCAGACGGTATATTCTGACACTCTAAGCGGCAGCGACCGCTATATAAATGCTATGGAGGTAGAAAACGATGGAATGGATCAAACAAATTTTAGCAAAACACACGAAAGAAGATGGTACGTTGGATATGGAGGCTGCTAATAAAGAAATTGACAAAGAATTTCCTGTAAATGCAGTACCAAAAGACCAATATAATAACCTTTCAAGCCAGTTAGCTGAAGCAAATAAAACTTTAAAATCGCTAGAAGCTAAAACAAAGGACAATCCGGATGTTCAAAAAGAACTAGCTGATTTAAAAGAAAAGGCAGACGCGTTGGAAAAGGAAAACAAAGATTTGAAAATCAATAGCCAAGTATCTGCTGCATTACAAAGTGTAGGGGCTAAGGATATTGATTATGCTTTATTTAAATTAGGTGAGTTAGAACTTGACAAAGATGGGAATGTGAAGGACTTAGAAAGTAAAGTGAAAAACTTGAAAGCTTCCATCCCTGATTACTTTGAAAAGAAGGATACACTCGATGATAAGTCGAAAAAAAAGGCTGAAAATAAAGCTGGCTATCAACCAATTGATAACAAACTGCCAAAAGGGAAGGAACCAAACGAAAAAGATCCATTTGAAGCAATCTTATCAAAATACGAGTAATTGGAGGAATTTTTTATGGCTACAAAATTTTACACGAAACAATATGCAGGCTTATTAGCCAAAATTACAGAGAAAAAATCTTATTTTTTACGTGCGTTTGGAGGGAAGTTGCAGACGTCGGATGCTGTAAAAGATAGCGACACATTTTTGTTGCTAAAAACTTCAGATACACCTGTGGTAATGCAACCCTACAACACTGGTGAAAACGTAGCGTTTGGTACAGGAACTGGCAACTCTAATCGTTTTGGGCCACGTAAAGAAATTAAATCTATTGATACAACGGTTCCTTATGAATCTCCGTTAGCGATTCACGAAGGAGTGGATAATATCACAGTAAACGATGACGCTGACGAAGTAGTAGCTGAAAGATTAGAGGAACAAGCGATTGCTTGGGCTGAGTATATCGACGGTTTATTAGGTAAAGCATTATCTGATGCAGCCTCTGAAACGATTCAGTTTGAATTAACCAGTGAAGGAGTAACTAAGCTGTTCTCAACGGCGCATAAGACTTTTGTGAATAATTTAGTTTCTAAGTCTCTTGCTTGGGTTGCTTATGTTCACCCTGATGTTTATGATTTTTTAGTAGACAATGGTTTAGCAACAACAACTAAAAATTCAAGTGCTAACATTGATGAACAAACAATATATAAATTTAAAGGTTTTGTATTGGTTGAAATTCCAGAAAGCAAATTACAAACTGGGGAAATGGCTCAATTTTCCGCGGATAGCGTAGGTATTGCGGGCGTTGGTATTTCTGTAACACGTGCTATTGACTCCGAAGATTTTAACGGAGTAGCAATCCAGGGAGCTGGAAAATATGGTAAACACATCCCTGAAAAAAATAAAGTAGCTATTTTAAAAGCAGTAAAAAAAGCGTAACGCCTACTAATCCAGCAACGGGTATCACGCCTAGTCAGAAAACATGGACGGGTGCAGTAGGCGCAACTAAGACATTTACTATTGCAGCTAATCCAGTAGATGCCACAAACGCACAAGCTGTAATTTCAGCAATTACAGTGATATCTAGTAATGAGAGTGTTGCTACTATCACTAAAAATAAAAACGGTGGATTTGATGGCTCAATTATTGCAGAAGGTAAAGCGACATTTGAATTTACTTCCGGTGCGTTTACAACCTCTATTGCAGTAACAGGTACACCTGCATCTTAGGAGGTGGCTAACTTGATTATCAGCATTGAAGAAGCAAAAAAAATTGATCCATCGGTTACTCAGAGTGACTTAGACGCGTTCGAACAGACAGTTAGGCAACTAACCAATAATAATTTTCAAAACGTTCATATACGCTTTAGGGATGTTGTTTTTAAGGGTAATTCTATTGTGTTAAAAGATAACCCTCTTGGTTTACGAGTAGGTGATACGATTCAAATTAGTAATTCTAAAGTAAACGATTGCCTAACAACTGTTGAAGCTATCACAGAAAAGACACTGGAAACAGATGTTGAAGAGCCTTTTTTTGAGGGCTCTTTTTCTGGTGCTTTTATTACAAAAGTAGAGTATCCAGCAGATATTAAAATGGGTATTGAAGAACTTTTACGATTTAAAAAATCGATGGGCGCAAAGTTAGGCATTAAGTCAGAATCTATCGCTAGAATGTCTATCACGTATTACGATGTGAACGCTAGTGATAATATCGAGGGCTTTCCTGCAGCAAAGTTCAGTTTTTTAAATAAATATAAAAAAATGAGGTGGGGATAATGTACTCACCTCAAACCTTTTTTCTACAAGAGGTCAAAGGCCAAAAGCCTGACGGATTAGGAGGGCTTATTGACGATTGGGGCTTGTTTAAAGAAGTTTCTGGATATATCGACTTGGTGACAGGAACAGATGAAACAACGAAACAGAACGCATTTGTAGAAGAATCTACACACATTCTTATTATTCCCGAATTTATTGAGGGGATAACAGACAATATGCGAGTAGTTGATCAAACAAATCGTTATTACGATATTACGTATTCCGATAATCCTGTTGGCATAAAGCATCACAATGAAATTTATTTGAAGTTTGAAGGTGTTTTAAGTGGCGAAGAATGACTTTAAATTTATCAGCTACAAAGACAAGGTAAAAAAAGAGTTAGACGCGACGGCAGAACGGGGTATGACTAAAGTCCTCATGATTATCAAAGCTGCTGCAAAGTCTGGTGCGCCAGTTGAAACAGGACAGTTGCGAGACCGGATAGACTATCAACTTAAGGCTGTTGGAGGAAAAGTGGTCGGCATTGTCGGCTCGCCAGAACAATACGCCATTTATGTTGAATTCGGAACCGGAGAATTTGCTGAAAATGGCTCAGGACGTAAAGGTGGATGGTTCTTTGAGGGATCAGATGGAGAATGGCATTTTACAAGAGGTCAGAAACCACAAAAGTTTTTAAGAAACGCGTTTCGGCAGAATAAAGAAAAAGTCATCGAAATTCTAGGGAAAGAATACGGAGCTACATTTAAAGGGGGATAAGTGATGGAAGAGTTTATACGAGAGCTGGTAAGAATCTTACAAGAGATACACCCAGAAACATTTTTAGAAACGAATCCTCGAAAAGAGGTCATCTATCCATACGCCACCTTTGATTTTGATTCCGAGCCTATTCGTAGAAATCAAGATGGTTTTTATCTGGATATTGATATTTTTGACAAAAATAATTCATTTTTAAACTTGCTTGTTCTAGAAGACAAGTTAAAAACAGCTCTTTGTTACAAAAGGGTACTAACTCCAGAACTAAATCTCATTTTTAGTTTTCAAGGATCAAATAAAATACCAACAAAAGAAGAGCTGTTAAAAAGAAGAAATGTCCGCTTTTATGTAGCGGTCGATTGGAGGAAAAAAGAATATGGCACTACCTAAAACAGGTTATACAAAAACAACCGCAGACAATTTTGTCATTGATTCTGCGACAGTATTTACCGATTTTAAATACGATAAAGAGAAAGAGGAGTTTACCGGTATTCCCATGGGGGCAACTTCTGGTGGTGTAGAAATCAAAACAGAACTTTCTTACCGTAAAGTGGAAGTAGACGGTGCTTATATTATGGACGTAGTAGGTTTGAATGTGCTTGAATCAGCCACAGCTACGATGAAAGCCAACTTGATTGAATTAACAGCAGAAAATTTACGCCGATCATTAAATGCTACGATGACAGATGCTACTACAGATGAAGCACCTGCTGGTTATAAAATTATTAAACCTAAACGCTATTTAGAAGAAGGGGACTATATCCCTAACATGGCCGTTGTGGGTATTCATAATGGAACGAAACAGCCTATCATCGTTGCGTTAGATAACGGATTGGTGAAAAGCGGACTTGAAATTAAAACAGAGGATGGCAAAGAGGTAGTAATTGAACAGGAAATCACAGCTAATGCTTCTTATGAACAGCTAATAAATGATGAATTCCCATTCCGCATTTATTACCCTGGGACTTCAAATAATCCTGTACCCGTACGTCCCGAAGTCCCTAAAAACGTGCAGGCAACTGTTGAAGAAGACGGGGCTATTTCAGTATCATGGGCAAGTGATGGGTCAACTAGTTATGTCATTCATTATAGCGGTGCTAATCAATCGGAACCTAGCCAAGCTACTATGATGGGCTACAGTGAAACAAACAACTGGAAGCTGCTAAAGGCAAATATACCTAGCTCTAAGCCGAACGATCAAATTTTTCTATATGTTCAGGGCTTTAGCGAAGTGGGACAAGGTTCAAATGATATAGAAAAAGCAGCCTATTTAAATGAACACAGCTTCGGTTCCGAGTGGAGTACGGCTGTTTCTGTGACAATCCCAGCAAAGTAAAAAATACTAATAAAGGGCGGCTCGATAGTCGTCCTTTTTACATGGAGGAATAATAAAATGACTTTAGAAATGCGTGAATTAAAAGGTGATGACTTATTTACATTACTAACCATTGTCGGAAAACTTGATGTAAAAGATGAGTTTATCAATTTATTTGAAAAAAATATCGAATCTGCTGAAAAGGTAGAGCTGTTTGATCATAAAACGAAAGAGCCGACAAAAGCAGAACAGAAAAAAATTGATGCAGCCAAAGAAAAAGCTGACAAAGAAGCTACTAAGCGTGGCATTGAAATGGGCGCAGCGATGTTGCAAAAAGTCATGCTTAACTTAAAAGATATTAAGAGTGATATAAATGGACTTTTAGCAGAGTTAACAGGCGCCTCCGTACAAGAAATTTCAGCTCTTGGATTAAAGGAGTATACGACTTTATTAGTCGATTTCTTTAAGAAACCAGAACTAGCTGATTTTTTCTCTTCTATCGCCAGCTTATTGAAATAAAAGACGGCGAACACCGAATTAAAGATTTGTTGTTCAAAAGGTACGGAGATCCGATATCGTTACTTCGTACCTATCGTTTGTGTGACTTAATGGAATTTATTTTTTATGTTCAAGAAGTGGAACAAGAAGAAAAAATCTACAATCAGTGGTTGCACACACAGATGACGCAGTCTTTACAAGAATTTAAAGAACAACAAAAATACAGACCTTTACGTAAAAATAAAGCGAAATCTATCACAAAAGAAGAACAACAAAAAGCATTAGATTTTGCTAGTCAATTTGTTAAACCTCGAAAAGAAGGTGAGGTGTCTTAATGGGCGAAATTTTCAAGCTTTTTGGTACAATCGGTGTCGATAATGGTGAAGCCAATAAGGCTTTGGACGAGACGGAATCTAAGGGACAATCAACAACAAGTAAATTAGTGGGGTTCTTTAAAAAAGCAGCGCTAGCAATTGGTGCTGCTTTTGCCGTAGAAAAAATCGTTAATTTTGGGAAGCTAAGCGTAGAAGCCGCGGCAAGTGCACAAGCTTTGAATGCACAATTTACCCAGGTTTTTGGTAAGTTAGAACCGTTAGCACAAAAAATGGTAGATGGCATGGGTAAAAAAATGAATATCCTACCTAACCGTATAAAGCCGACATTTTCTCGAATTACTTCAATGTTTAAAGGTTTAGGGCTAGATACAGAAGCCGCAATGAAGAAATCAGAGCAAGCAACTACCTTAGCGGCAGATGCTGCAGCTTTCTATGATGTTTCACTGGAAGATGCTTCAAGTTCTCTTACTTCGTTTCTAAAAGGAAACTACGAAGCTGGTGAAGCGATAGGGATTTTTGCAAATGATACTCAAATGGCGCAGTTTGCTATTTCTCAGGGAGTAGTAGGTTCTACAAAAGATTGGCAAAATTTAGATGAAGCGACGAAACAAGCTACTCGTTTAGATTATGCTAGCAACATGCTTAAACAAGCCGGAGCTGTAGGACAGGCTGCTCGCGAAGCCGACGGATATGAAAACGTTATGGGTAACTTAAAACAAGCGTGGCAGGACTTTTTAGCAAAAATAGGCACCCCTATTTTAGGAACGGTCGTTTCGATTATTCAAAGCATTACGAAAGGCTTAAGTGGCTTAGGTGATAAGGTAGCTGCAGTTATACCAGACTTTGGGGGATTCCAAAAATCGGCTATGGATGCATTTAACAGCATTCAAAATTCAGGTTTTGTGATGAATCTTCAGTGGGCTTTTAAGTGGATTAGTGATGCTATAAAAAATGTAGCTCAGATTGTACAAAAAGAACTGCCTGAAATAAAAGGGATTTTTGAGGATACGGGCAGTCAAGTGTCTATGATATTTACGAAATTGGCAGGAGTATTTAGTACATGGTCAATTACTTTTGCCGATATTTTCACAGCTGTAGTACCTAAAGCGATAGAAATTTTTAAATCTGCATTTAAAACAATAAATACAGTAGTATTACCTGCGATTGAAAAAATCGTAGAGGTGATTTGGGACATATCAGGAGCTGTGAGTGAGGTTATTGTAAATAATGTCATCCCTGCTTTTTCTAATTTTACAAAGGCTATAACTAAAAATAAAGCTATTTTTAGTTCTTTAAAAGCTATTATAGTTGGAGTAGGAGCCGCTTTAGCAACCTATAAAATTATCATGAAAGGTGTATCAACAGCTACTAAAATAGCTTCAGGTGTCACAAAAGCCTATACCGCAATTCAAACAGCTTTTAACGCAGTGTTAAACGCCAACCCTTTTGTGTTGATTATTTCGGCAATCGTGGGGTTAGTAGCGGCGTTAATTTATTTTTTCACCCAAACTGAAACAGGACAAAAGATTTGGAAATCTTTTACTAAGTTTCTAGTTGATACATGGAACTCCGTTAAAGATAAAGCAGTAGAGATATTTAATGGTATAGCCGACTTTGTTAAACAAACTTGGGATTCAATTGTTAAAACAGCTAGTGGGTTAAAAGATAGCTTAGTAAAAACGTGGAATGATATTACCGCTAAAGTCTCAGAAATTTGGAAGAAATTCACGGATGCTGGCAAGAAAACATTTGATGGCTTTAAAAAAACAGTGGAAAATGTTTTTAACGGTATTAAGAATTTTCTTCAAACAGTGTGGAATGTAATTTACGCTGTCGTAGGTGCGATAATTGTTAATACAATTAATATCTGGAAAGGTATTTTTGATGGCTTTAAAGCGTATTTCCAATATCTATGGGATCTCATAAAAGCAATTGCTACCGGTGTATGGGAAAAAATAGGTGATACCGTCATGGGGATTATTAACGGTTTTATCGAAGTGATAAAAGGTATTTTTGATGCTTTCAAAAATTTCTTTGAGCAACTATGGTATACCATAGCGAACTTTGTAAAGAGCATTTGGGACGGAATTAAAAATACAATAACTTCAGTTGCTACGGCAATTAAAAACTTTGTCACTCCTATATTTAATGCCATTAAAACGACGATTACTAATGTCTTTAACGCAATTAAAAACACAGCAACAAACGTTTGGAATGCCATTAAAACAACTATAATTAATGTTGCACAAGCAATTCTAAATTTTGTTACACCGATATTTAATACTATGAAAAACACGATAACGAACATTTTCAATGCCATTAGAAACACGGCTTCTAGTGTATGGAATAGTATTAAAACGACTATCTCTAACATCGTTACCGCGGTTAAAAATACAGTAACAAATATCTTTAATTCATTAAAAAATTCAATTACGAACATTTTTAATGCAATTAGAAATACAGCATCTACTGTTTGGAATAGTATTAAATCAACCGTTTCTAACATAGTAAGTGCTATGGTGAACACCGTTAAAAATCTATTTAATGGTATGAAAAATGCGGTTTCTTCCATTTGGGAAGGGGTCAAATCAGTAATAACCAATGTTGTTAATGCTGTTAAAAACACCATATCTAATGTATGGGGTGGCATTACGGGGACTGTTTCAAACATCTTTAACGGCGTGAAAAATGCTATTGATGGACCCATGAACGCGGCTAAGAATCTCGTAAAAGGTGTAGTCGATGCGATTAAAGGGTTCTTTAACTTTAATATTAGTTGGCCGAAAATTCCTCTACCACACTTTTCTATCAGTCCGCCGGGTTGGTCTGCGGGTGACTTACTGAAAGGTAAAATACCAAGCTTGGGCATAGAGTGGTACAAAGATGGTGGTATCATGACCCAACCTACCCTATTTGGCATGAATGGAAACAATGCAATGATAGGTGGAGAAGCAGGGGCTGAGGCTGTCGCGCCTATTGATACACTTTTGGGATATGTCGAAACTGCTGTAAGAGGTGTGATGGCTGAACAAAAAGACGGGGATATCAATGTTACACAATACATTACGAGCCCTGAACCATTAACGCCTCGAGAAATTGCAAGAGAAACAAAATACAAGTTGCAGGACCTTGCAACACTGAGAAAATAAGGAGGTAGGTTGAATGTACGAACTCATTTATAAGAACTCAGAAGATTCTTTAATCAGTTTCGGTATTCAACCACCTTTTACCGTTAAAAGTAAGACGGGTTTTGGAGCTGTTGAAAATAAAATCATCACAGAAGAGCAATATGGCCTAGATGGAGTTATTAAAGTTTCGGAACGCTTAGACAAACGCGATTTAACGATAAAAGGTGAGATAATTGCTAAAGGAACAGAGGACCTATTCAATTTACAGCATGAAATGATAAAAACATTAAATCCCAAAACAGCAGGTACGTTGATTTACAGAGCATTTGATCATGAGTTTCAAATTGATGTGTTAGTAGTAAAAGCTCCTGACCTGCCAGATCCTGCTAAGAATATTACACAGGCTTTTACGTGTACCTTTCTAGCTTTAGATCCGTACTGGTCTGATATGAGTAAATATAATACGTTAATTCCCCTAGCCGTTGCCACAAAAAAACATATGTGGCCGCTAGAAATAACGAAAGGGTATGAGTTTGCTACACTTAAAAGTGGTGAGATTGTTCCTGTCACCAATGATGGTGATGTGTCAGTGGGAGGTACGTTCTATTTTTCTTTAGGTGCAGAAGCTACCGATCCAGAAGTGTATAACGTAATTACTCAGGAATTTTTCCGATTTAAAGGTTCATTTGAAGCAGGTACTAAGTTTAAACTGGTAACCACTCGCGGGCAGAAAGAAGCAATAATGACAGACCCGAACGGTATAGAAACAAATGCTATGCCATTGCGAGACCCTAATTCCACTTTTCTGCAGCTTGAAAAAGGGGATAACTATTTTCAGGTGAAAGCCACAACAGGTATTGGGAATGTGATTGTACAACTTGACTTCCAGCCGTTGGTGGGTGGTGTGTAATGGAGTTAGAAATTTTTACTCAGGACCGAGATAATCAATGGAAATTTATTTCTGAAAAAGTATTTGATGGGTTTAAAAGTTTAACTGTTAAATTAAATTACTATACCTATTCAACGTTTGAGCTGTTTGTTGGTTTGACACCAGAAAATATACAAATGTTTGTTCCAGACACCGTTATTTATATGGAAGGTCTCTATTTCTATGTCGATGCCGTAGTCGTAGACGATCAGGCAACAGCACAAATAAAAGTGTCGGGAAAATCACTCCTCGGAAAATCCTTAGATCGTATTGTTTATCGAATTTATAATAAAACGGCACCGCCAGAGCAAATTGTTTGGGAACACCTTAATAATGAAGTAGTAAACCCTTCGGATGTAAAAAGAAAAATTCAATATTTAAAATTGGATACCCAAGCTAATTTAGGGAATAAGTCTATCCAGTATCAGAATAGTTATGGTGTCGTAGCTGAAGAAGTGGAAACCCTTTGCACATCTTACGATTTTGGGATAAGAGAGACAGCTACTAAATTAGGCGTGCCTGGTAATACGTTATCTATTTTTAAAGGTCGAGATGTTTCGAGAACGATTGAGTTTTCAGACGAATACGAAAATCTAACAAAAGCGGGGTATCAGAACAATAACTTTGATGAATCTTCAACAGCTATTGTCTTCGGTGAAGGTGAAGGCTCAGAACGTAAAAGCGTAGTGGTTGGCAATGAGAAAGTAGGCTTGTTGCGAAAAGAGCTATACGTTGATGCACGCGACTTACAAAAGTCTACAGATGAAGTTACTTTGACTGATTCGCAATATATCGAAGCCCTAAAAAATAGAGGGAATAACAAACTCTCAGAACGTAAACGAATTTTGACGTTAAGTGGTGAGGTGCCCACAAGCTCGAAACTGTTTAAATTAGGTGAAGATTATCAATTAGGTGACACGATTACTATCAAATCAAATCTATACAACTTGAAAAAAACATCAACGATAACAACCATTAAAAAGACCTACGATTCTAAAGGGCTTTTTATTGAACCGATTTTCGGTAAAGAAACACCTACCATTTTTGATGTTTTAGGTAGGTAGTAGGAGGAGGAAATAAATGGAATGGAGTTTTCCGTGGCTATCTATTGATGGCGATAGAATGTATGATGACAGCGACTTCTCAAGATTTTTTGAAGGGCTTTTTTCTTATGGTGTTTCGCTGACAACAGCTAATGCACTGAAAGTTACCGCCAGTCCTAATGGCGGGATGAAAGTACAAGTCGATTCAGGTTATTCATTTACTGGCAAAGTTTTCTTAAATAGTAGTGCGAAAGCTTTAAGTATTGACGTAGCAAGTAGCACGCAAGACAGAACAGACAGTATTGTGGTCCGAATGGATAAAAGTGTACGTGATGTGTTTTTAGCTGTTAAAAAGAACGATACGACAGTAACCCGTACATCGGATGTCTATGAGCTACAGTTAGCCACAATAAGAGTGCCCCGAAATGTTTCTAGTATTACAGGTGATTTAATCACAGATAAACGGGCAGACGAAAAAGTGTGTGGTTATTCATCGCCGTTTCAAAAAGTCAATGTTTCAGGGTTAGAAGATCAATACACAGCTCTATTAAAAGCGATTATTGATAAGATGAACCAATACACAGAAGATGAAAAAGTAAAATTTGAAGCAGATATGCAAGCAATCCTTACCAAAGGAAACGAATATATACAACAAGCACAAGCAGATTGGCAGGCGTTTTTAGAGAGTATCTCTCAATCGATGGAGGGCGATGTAGCTTTAAATCTACAGAAACAAATCACAAGTTTAACACCAGATCAACTGCTATTCGCAAAAAATGATTTGCCTTTTGATTACCCAATTGTTGAAGTGCTGGCTTTAATAAATGGTTTTGGTATTACACCGTTAGGAGAGGAGAACTGGTTAGGCGACATTCCAGAAACTATACCGAATAAAATCGGTTATCCAACAAAAAACGCTATTACGGTGAAAGTGCCTACCGATTGGAAAATGTCAGCTCCTAAAATCAGTGAAGTTAGTCCGTTTGTATATTTATTAAATGAAGGAAATAAGAGCGTACAAATTAAAATTAAGGAGTCGAATTAGATGAAAACAAATTTTGAACGTGGTCAACTAAATGCACAAGATGATTTAAACACTAATTTTACAGAAATAGAAGCTTTCATAAACACTCCTAAACCATCTGAAATTTATCTATCAGAAGGAGAAGAAGGTTCAAATGCCACAGAAGGTTACAGATATAGACTAGGTCCGATTTTTGCTAAAGCTAATAGCCAGTCGCTTTCTGATTTGCCTTTCACTATCAGTGCAGATCGAACAACGATTACAGTGTTGAGAGATACAGTCTTGAATTTTTCAGGGGTGGTGAAGTTTCATGGGGCAGGAAGCACAGACTATGCTTATTGCCGTTTGAGAAAAGGCACTACAACCTACGATTTTGCAAATATTGGTACGCCTTCAGGCCAAACTTTAAACTTGCACAACGGTGTGTTTGGACAAAAAACAATGGCGGTTAACGAAGGTGATGTTCTCAATTTTGAGCTAAGTGTCCGAGAGGGTAAAAATATTTTTAGGACACAAATTAGATCGTTAGTCATTAAAGAATTGCAAAGTGCTGAAAAATAGGAAGAAGGAAACTTATGTGAAAGATGAACTTGTTCAGGATATGGTCGAGCGCCTTGTACGTATTGAAACAAAACTTGATAACTACGAATTGCTAAGGGAAAAAACAGAAGATGCTAAAGAAAAGGCTGATCATGCTTTTTCTATTGCTAAAAATAATGTAGAAGACATCAAAGAAATAAAAGAAAATCAAAAATGGACTTGGCGGACAATTGCTGGCATAGGAGTGTCAGTAGTTGTCTATTTATTTACAAAATATTTAGGAGGTGTGTAAGGATGATACTACCAGACAAGTATTACAAAATTATCAAATGGGGAGTACTTACGGTGCTTCCTGCGGGATCTGTTTTAGTAGCAACGTTAGGTAAAGCTTATGGGTGGCAACAAACAGATACGGCAGTGTTGACTATTAACGCTGTATCAGCATTTTTAGGAGTTGTAACAGGCGTGTCAGCATATAACTTAAAAGACAAGGAGAAATAAAAATGAAAAAGAAAATTTTAGTAGGAGCGCTTGTCGCTCTATTTTTTATGCCTTTAAATGTATTTGCTGCAAAAGGAGATCAAGGTGTGGATTGGGCGATTTATCAAGGCGAACAAGGTCGTTTTGGCTATGCGCATGATAAATTCGCTATTGCCCAGATTGGTGGCTACAATGCTAGCGGTATTTATGAACAATACACATATAAAACGCAAGTAGCAAGTGCTATTGCCCAAGGTAAACGTGCGCATACCTATATTTGGTATGACACTTGGGGAAACATGGACATTGCGAAAACAACAATGGATTACTTTTTGCCACGTATTCAAACGCCTAAAAATTCCATCGTTGCATTAGATTTTGAACATGGAGCGTTGGCTAGTGTTCCAGATGGATATGGAGGATATGTAAGTTCAGATGCCGAAAAAGCAGCAAATACAGAGACAATTTTGTACGGTATGCGCAGAATCAAACAGGCTGGCTATACTCCAATGTATTACAGCTATAAGCCATTTACACTAAATCATGTAAACTATCAACAAATCATCAAAGAGTTTCCTAACTCTTTATGGATTGCTGCGTATCCTATCGATGGTGTGTCACCATATCCATTGTATGCTTATTTCCCAAGCATGGATGGTATTGGCATTTGGCAATTCACATCCGCTTATATTGCAGGTGGTTTAGATGGTAACGTAGATTTAACAGGAATTACGGATAGTGGTTATACAGATACAAATAAACCAGAAACGGATACGCCAGCAACAGATGCAGGCGAAGAAATTGAAAAAATACCTAATTCTGATGTTAAAGTTGGCGATACCGTCAAAGTGAAATTTAATGTAGATGCTTGGGCAACTGGTGAAGCTATTCCGCAATGGGTAAAAGGAAACAGCTATAAAGTGCAAGAAGTAACTGGAAGCAGAGTATTGCTAGAAGGCATCTTGTCATGGATTAGCAAAGGTGATATTGAATTATTGCCAGATGCAGTAACGGTTCCTGATAAACAACCAGAAGCAACACATGTGGTTCAATATGGCGAAACATTATCGAGCATTGCTTACCAATACGGAACAGATTATCAAACGTTGGCGGCATTAAATGGATTGGCTAATCCAAATTTAATTTATCCTGGTCAAGTTTTGAAAGTAAATGGATCAGTAGTAAGCAATGTTTATACAGTTCAATACGGTGATAATTTATCAAATATTGCAGCCAAACTCGGCACTACTTATCAAGCCTTAGCTGCATTAAACGGATTAGCAAATCCTAACTTGATTTATCCTGGTCAAACATTGAATTATTAATAAATAAAAAAATCCCTACTTCTCACTGTGAGAGGTAGGGATTTTTTTATTTATTCGGTATATTTTACATGTCTATTCGCTTGCCTTTTTTTATTTTTTGATGTAGATTTTATCTTGTTGTTATAGTCTATTTTGCTAATTTGAATTAAAATAATATTACGCAAACCCTTGTGAGTTCTAGTCTGTCTAAATATGGTGTTTTAGAAAAAATACACCGTGAAACTAAATAATTTAGTTAGATAGAGCCTAGAATCCTTGTTGTGTAAGGGTCTAGGCTTTTTATCTATTGATTCATTACATGTTCATTTGTAGATGGAATGTAGAGGGAGGATTACCCAAGTTTGGCTGAAGGGGACGGTCTCGAAAACCGTTAGGCGAGTAACATCGTGCAAGGGTTCGAATCCCTTATCCTCCGTACCGAGAAGCAGTTGAGTTATTAGTTGCAAATAAAACGACAGAGACGTACACTTAAAGTAGAAAAATACTTAAGAAGAGGTGTCTATTATGTCAAACTATGAAGAAAAAGAAGCGCAAGCATTAGTAAAAATT